TGTTGCAGCACCCGCCGCACTTCTGGATCGGGTTGTAGAGCGTCTGCGCCGTGGTCGCGGTGCCCGTGGTGACGTCGGCGACCTGCTTGGGATAAAAGGTCGCGTTGACGTAGGTGACGATGGAGTTGTCACCGCAGCAGCGGCGCTCGGCCTCCATCTTGATCGCATCAAGCGCTTCCTTGCGGACGGACTCGACGTCCTGCTTTACCAGCGTGAAACTGTCCTCGGTGCGCTGGTTGTGGACGGCCTGCTTGCACAGCGTCTCACGGACGTCCTTGAGCTGCCTGTCGATATAACCGTACACCTCCAGCATCTTGCCGTCGTTGTACGTGTTGGCCTTGAGCAACGCGATCTCGCTGTCCTTCGCGGCCAGCTTCTGCTCCCGGTCGAGATCGTAGCGCGTGACCGGTATGTTCTCGCTGCACGTCGGCGCCTGCTGCCGCGCGGCGAGCATGGCGGCGACCGTCATGGCAGGCGTAACTGCTGCAACGACGTCAGCGGCTGCCGGCTTGTTGTTCTGTCCGATGCCGCCCAGCAGATTGCCGAGCCCGCCGTTTGCCAGACTCATCGCGGCGCCGCCGATGCCAAATCCCAGCGCAGTCCCCGCGAGTCCCTTGCTTGCGTATTCCATAGTAGTACCTCCGATAAAATAGTAAGCTGGCCAGCTCCTATGCTCATTATGAGGCATCCACGAAGAACAAAAAACCAACTCTTCGGCCACCTTTCGGGCACAAAAAATATAAAAACAGCCACCCCTTACGGAGTGGCTGCCTTGTATATAGAAAAACGGGGCCGGTGCAGGCACCAGCCCTTGGAAAGAATACCGAATATCCTTTTGTGCTACACACATATTATATACGCTCAGTAGTCAACTGTCAATTACTGCATAACTACTTTCTCAGCGTCATGCAGCACCTTTCGGATGCTCTTTGAAAATGCAGGAAGTTTATTTTCGATATACTTCTTCTTAAAATTCATGATCGTTATCCCGGTCAATTCATCCGTGTCAATGTCTTTCAGATAGATCACATTCCCTTCGGAATCATCACCATAAGAATTACTGCGGTCACCGAGGGCAATGTACAGGACGTCGAATTTCTTGTCGTAGTCAAATACGATGCTATTCTTCTGCAACATATATCGCCTCACCTTCTCCACAGCCACTTTTCTTGTTGTTATTAGGATATGCGGTTACAACTTCGCCTGATCCGCCGCAGACAGACACAACGACGTGCGTATATTTGAGTTTCGGGTAGTATGTAGCACTTTTCGATTCTTTTGTATATATCCGACGTTCATCTAGCGGAGGGTTCGTGTCATGACTTGGCAAAATTAGTTCCGGCTCCCGAATCGTCTCCACGATTGCGTCTACGTTTGAAACCATGATGCTGTGGTTAAGCGCCACATGAGAATCCCACTGCTCTTTTGTGCAGAATACTTTTATCCCGCTTCTGTCAACAACTTCGAAAAAATTAGGCATCAATCCACCTGCTCACTCAGGATTTTGGACATCATTGCAGGGAGTGCCTCTGCTAACTGCTCATTCACAATCACTGCAGCTACCGTTTCTTCCTGGTCGCTGTCCACAACGCCATTCGCTCCAACTACTGGATATTTATGCTTAAATGTAAAAACAAACTCGTTCTTTGCCTCGTTCGCAGTAACAGTCAGCGAATTTGCGTAAATAGGCTTGCACATTGTAGTATAATCTCCTTCTCTGTTTTTTATTTCATTATAGAACAAATTAAGCTCATTGTAAATGCAACAGAATATTAAATTTGCAATTTTGCCACAAGAGCCGCCCTATCCGGGCGGCTCCTTTGCATGCTCCCGCAGTACATTCACGCACCGCGCTATGATCTTCTTGACGCCGTTTACGCTCAGGCCCTCGCGCTCGGCAATGCGCTCATGGCTCCAATCGTCAAGAATCTTCCGCTTCAGGATTCCCCGGTATCGCTCCGAAAGAATCCATTCGTCGATCAAATGCTCCCAATCGCTGCGGCTCAGACTCGGCAGCCCCCGCAGCATATACCCTCCTTACTTGCTATCCAGCACGGCAATATTGCCCTTATTGGATACCCTCAGACCCAGCGCGGCGGCGATATCGCGCACCTTGACATAGTTCGTGCCGTTTTTCAGGATACGTTCGACGGCGACCTCCTTGCCGTCCACGATCATTTTGCTTTTCTCTACCACTTCATCTTCAAACCTTTCCAAGAATTTTTTCCACTGCTCGTTGCCAGTGGTGTGATAGTAGGTGTTCATGTCCGTGCCGACGAACGGGCGCGGGCAGAACTTCCCGGACACATCGTAATGCCGGATAATGTGATCCGCCGGAATGTTGTGCTCCTCCATGAGCTTGCGGATGAGCCACTCGGCATTGTCCAGCACCTTTTTCTCGAAGAACCAGTCGGTGTCGTAGGCTCCCATGCGCTTCGGATTGACCTTCTTCGGTCTCAGCTCCACGCCGATGGAGTTCCAGTTCCGGCACTTCGGATGCAGCGTACCGTCTCCGCAGTGCCACGCCACGTCCGTATCCTTTACGCACCGGTAAATGATATCGTTTTCGTCCACGGCGTAGTGCGCGCTGGCTCTGGCCTGCGGGTTTTTGAACCACTCGGCCACGCTGGCCGCAGAGCCGAGCGCACCGAAGTAGTGGACGACGATCCATTTCGGCGTGCAGCCGCCCGCTCGATGGTTGATCGGCGTGAGCGCGTCTTTAATTACCGGCATCGGAAGCACCCCCATAAAGCTCATGGTGGAGCGTCAGCACCGCCGATTCGATCATTTTGTCAACGGTGTCACTGTCAAACTGGATGCCCTTGGACGCGAGATAGCGCAGCACATAGGCTTTCTTTTCCGCGCCGTCCGTCGCGTTGTAGAGCTGCTCCGCAGCCCTGACCGCGATATCAACGTACTGCTGCCATTTGGCGAGCTTTTCCGCGCCGATGCGCTCTTTCATCCACGGGATGAGGAACGCCGACACAAGCGCCGTCAGCAGCGTAATGACTGCCGTGATGATGTTCGTGTAATCCATATGTTATGTACCTCCATCTTCGTCATTTGTATCACTTGGTTTTGCAAATACTCTCTTGAGCAGGAGCAAAAGCAGCTCCCCGCCGAAGGCCGCGCCCGCGAATACCAGCACGTCGCTGAGATCGCACGTCCTATCCAGCAGGACGGCGGCGGTTTTCAGGATCATCGCCCATGTGGCCACTGCCGTGAGCATCCACAGGCAGTAGTACACAAGCTCGCGGGCCATACGGCCCTTTGTCCATCGTTTCTTGTCTCTGCGCATCAGCCCAGCCCCAGCTTTGCCAGCGCAAATCCAATCAGTCCTGCAAGGATTGCCGTGATAACTCCCTTCACGACCGCCTCCCAGCGGCTTCCCGGCAGCGCCTTGATGCTTTTTACATCGGCCTTGATCTCATTCACGTTTTCCTCGATCGCCTCCTGTTTGGTAGCCAGGACCTCCACCGAGGTTGCCAGCTGATGCAGCGCCCTGTTGTCTGCCTCCAGCTCGTCGATCCTGTGCGAGTTGCTCTTGCATCGCGCCTCCACGGAGGCGATCTGCGCCTGAATTCCATCATCCATCTTGATACTCCTTTCAAAGCTTTCTATTTCGCACTCCGGGCAAACCATCCTGCCCTCCGGCACGGCCCGCCCGCAGCATACGCATGTATCCATCATTTTTTCCTCAATTTGCAGCCAGTGTAACGGTAAGGTTCGCGCCTGTACCCTTTACGGCAAATGCGATACCATACTGCATCTCCGGCACTTTCCCGGCCTCCCACGAAAGCGTAAATCCCTTTGCGTCGGAATCCACCGCCATCTTGGAATTGAGGCTGAAATTGTCCGCATTGTAAATGTACACGGCGCTTGAGAACACGCCAGCCGCTGTATACCAGCACATTGCGCTGTCACTGTAAGGGCTTGACGTCGAGCCGCCCGTTACCTGATCTGCGCCGCTCAGCCGGATCGTCAGCCCATTTGGATAAAGCTTGTTGCTGATCTGTATCTTGCTGGTGTGGCCAATGGTCACATATCCCGCTGCCGATTTCTCCGTTCCGGAGCTGGTTGACAGGCGCGTATTATCTGCGTAGCCATAGGTCGCCAGCACGTCCACCGTCTGTGCTTTTACCGTCAAATGGTATGTCGCAGTGAACCCGCCGTCCTCTGTAGTCGCGGTAATGTCCGCTGTTCCTGCGGAGAGCGCTGTCACGACGCCATTCACGACGCTTGCCACTGTTGGTGCAGAACTTGTCCAAGTGACCGTCTTGTTGCTTGCGTTGTCCGGAGTCACCGTGGCAGTGAGCGTCACCGTGCCGCCCTTTGTCAACTCGCCGGAGGTCGCATTGAGCGTCACGCCCGTAACCGCCACAGACGAAATGCCCGTGAATACCTCACGGTCGTACCCCGCGCCGAAACAGTAGCTGTAGATTTTCTGCGCGGCTGGATTGAGCACGTTTACTACGAATGCCGTATCGTCTGCCGTTCCCGCCGTTTTGTTGTACGTCGTTTCTTCTCCGAATTCGATCCCGTAATACTCGCCCTTGCCGTTTTGGCCATATTCATTGTTCCGGCTAAAACACATATTGGGGATCGCCACGCGCCATGCGTTAAATTCTGTAGGTGTGTTGCCGGAAATGCTGTTCAGCTTCGCGGTCTTAAAGCAATGTACATGTCCGTGGAATGCGCAAAGAAACTGTGCACTGTTGGAGTTCGCGAAATTCACACTCTCTCCGCCAACTACAATACTTCCTCCCTCGACATACGCCTTGACGATGTTGGCGCATACGCTCACGACGCTCCAATCCAACGGATGGTGTGAAAGAGTCAGCACCCGCCACCCGGATTTTGCTCCGACCGCCTTCAGCGTTTTAGCGAACCATGCTGCCTGCGCATCCGATACATAGCCCGTAGACGCTTTGTCCGCCGTCAGGCTTTCCGAGGTGTTCAGACAGATCACGCGCAACTTTTTGCTCTCGAAGTCTCTGTAGCAGTATCCTGCGACAGTCGAGCCATAAGTGGCTCCCTCGCAATATTTCCCGATAAGCTGGAAAAGCTCCGAATCCGGTATCGTCGTCCCGTTCTGCGTGACGGCATACGCTCCCGCGTCGTGATTGCCCACCGTCCGAAACTGCGGTATCCCCTGAAACGCTTCGTCAATGTCCGCGTTGATCTCCGCAATATGTTGCTTTGTCTCCGCGATCGTCGTTGTGCTGGCTCCCCAAGTGTAGTCGCCGAGATAGCAGCAGAAATCGATTCCTGGCAGAATGTAGGTCAGCGCCTTCATCGCCTGCGCCGCGTTCAGGTTTCCGGCCACGATATCCGCGCTGCTGTCCTGCTGATGCGCGTCCGATGCTGCAATAAACACAATGCTATCCGATGCCCTAATCGCGTTCACCTTCTCTGCCACGGCCAATGCCTCGGCCTTGACGTAATCCGGAATATCTGCGTGCTGAATTTTTTCGCTTCCGGAGATCGCATCCACTGCGTTTCCAAATCCCTTTTCCGCGTCCCATACGATTTGGGCTGTGTCTCCCGTTTTTGCGCGAATCCGGTCTGCCGTGTGGGTCAGCGCCGCACCGTTTGTTAAATATTCACTCAAAATGACGCACCTCCCGCACTGAGCAGTTCAGCAGCCGCCCAAGCCCCATTCACGACGCGAAGGATTTTCCCGTTATCAGCGGCTGTAACAGCCGGAACACCTTCCGGGATTTCCACGGTTTTCTCCGCGCTTCCGTCGTAGCTCGTCGTCGTGTCGCCGATCTTGATGTTGAGCGAATAAGGATTTTTGAGTTCCGTCGGAATCGTGGGAATATCAGACGATCTCGCCAACGTTCCAAGCCATGCCATCCATGCCGTGCCGGTATAAGTGACGGTTGGATACTGAGGATTTGCTGTTGGGTCTAGCGAACCTAGTGCGCCGAAGCCGAGCACGAATGTTTCAAAGAAAGGCGCTGCTGCTACAAGTGGCAATTCCAATGGTGCGTTGACCTTCTCAAATTTCACTACCGCATACACGGCATAACCCGCCGCATAAGCCGCATACACTTCCGCAGCCGTTTTGTCAGCATCTGCGGCGTATCCGCTACCTGTAGGCGTTACCGTTACATAAAACGTGCTCTTCACTTCGCCCGTCTGCCCATTCACGCTTTTGACCGGCACATCATCCGCGCTGATGGGCGTAAACCCGAGCGCGCCGACAACCGCATCCCTCGTGACATTCGCATTGTCCCCGTCTGCGCCCTTCGGGATTCCGAGGTTAAGCGTAGGCTGTGCGGCAGTTCCACCCATGCTGGCCGTCGCCTCGCTTCCTGCGGGCAGCGTCGCCACCGTCCCGATCTTGATATCCGGCGTCACGCCATCCTTGCCGGGTGCGCCATCCTTACCGGGTGCGCCATCTGCACCATCCTTGCCCGGAGCACCATCCGTTCCGTTTGTTCCGTCAGCCCCGTCGTTGACCGTAGCGATAGCTTTTCCGTCTGCCTTGATCGTTGTAACCTTTCCGGACTTGGACGCCGTGATAACGGGCGTGTGCCCGTCTGCGCCATCTGTACCGTTTGTGCCGTCTTTACCGTCTGCGCCCTGCGAGCCGGTCGCACCCCTCGACGGCTTCCCGGTATCCTCGTCGCCGAGATACCAGTTCCCGTTTGCTCCGATCGTCGGCGTAATGCCGTTTTTACCGTCTGCGCCCTTGAGATCGGCAATGGCAATGAGGTTTTCCCACGTCGCGCCATCGTCGTTGCTGTACTGGATGTAGCCATCCGCGACGCGCATATCGATGGTGCCCGCTCCTCCGGAGCCTCCGCCGGATCGTGCCGCCTCGTTGACAGCCGCGACAAGGTTCTCCTTGGCCTTTGTTGTCAGGTCGTTCAGATTGCCGATCTGCGCCTGAATCGCATCGAACCAGCGCTTGGCCGGCTCGTCCGGCGGCTCTGCGCCTGCTTCGAGCGCCGGAACAACGATAAAATCAAATTTGTTGGATTTCGCCAGCGTATCGCCAAGGTGCCACTGCAATTCACACTGTCCAAATCCGGCCTTGTCCGTATCCGCGCTCGTTACCGTCCAATAGGCCGTAAGGCCCTCGACCGTAAGCGTCACCGGATACGCCACAGAATCGCCCTTGCGCTTTACCAGAAGCGCCGGAGTGCCGCCGGGGAATACTTCCTCGAAAGGGGCCAGCGTAAACGCGATCCTTGCGGCCTCATTTTCTCCCGTCCGCCCAAGCGGTATCGGGTATTTGTGCGTAGCTTTAATTTCAACCATATGTTTCTCCTATCAATAGCCGATAATCATCACTCGGTACGATGCAATGGCGAATAACACTGTTATTGTTGAAGTATCTCGCGTAAGTGTTATCGAATCGCTAGTAATCGTTGGTACTAAGTATCCAGACGACGTGTCTCTGTTATAAAACACCGTGTACCCGGTTGATTGCGAATCTGTGGCAACCATGGATTCCATGAGCAGATTCCCTAAATCGTCTCTCGCGTCGCATATGGAAATGACCCCGTCCCCAACAGACTCATTCGAAAGCAGAATTATCGCCTTTATTCTTGTGAGTCCCTCCGTATTCGGGACAACCATCCGAGTTGTGCTTGTCGGCGTGACGGCCTCCGCATAAATGACCTTTGCGCTGGGGTCTACCGATTGAACGATTACAGGGTTAAACCCGTCCACGCCAGCAGGCGGCGTAAGCAACTGCTGAACGCTCGTGGATTGCACCGTCTTGCTCTGTACGTTCGCTCCGGAGCCGCCCATGTTGATAACGTTCGCCATCACTGCACCCTCACTCTCAGAATCTGCACAGTCAGTGCAGCCGTCGGCACAGTCTCGCAGGTGAACGCCATCTGGCCGTTCGTCGTAACGTCCTTTGCCTTGATCTTCGCCTTATTGTACGCGTCCGCGCTTGCATAGGCCGGGCCAACAATGTACTTATAGCCGGACGCTGCAAAGAGCGCATTGGAAACTGTCTGCTGCTTGTTCGTCCAGCCGTTTACCGCCAGCGTCGCTTCAATAGAGTTCGGCAACGCATATGCAGGAATGCCGCCTTCCGCTTTTACGGCCCCGGATGGGTCGTAATCAGACTCAAGCATATCGCCGGTACCAGAACCGGAAACTCCCCGGCAGTAACCCGCGTCTTTTGTGCTGCCGTCCGAGAACGTCAGGATCAGGTGATACTGCGCATCAATGGAAGCGCCCGTGACGGATACGCCATCCGCGCCTGTGACCTTGCCCGTGTCGATAACTGTTCCGTCGGTCGTTGTAATCACAAGGTGGCCGAGCGCGTTGACCATCGCATTGTTTATCTTTGCCGCCTCAACACCAGCCGCCTTTGCAAGGGATTTCAGCGTCGAGCCTTTAATGACCTTGGTCGTCCCAGACTGTGAAACGAGCAGAAGGTCATTGTCTCCAAAACTGGCCGCGACATTAAAATCAGATATCTTTTTGTATGTTTCAGCCATTTTCAGCCTCCTGTTTGATAAGCTTGTCCAGCTCGTTATTGATCGCCACGACTGCGAAGCAGTCTGAACGACCAGTGACACGGATCTGATTCAGTGTTTCTTTTATAGCCTTTAGTGATTCAAGCCGTTCGTTCATATCTCCACCTCACAATGCTGTTGCAGTACCGTTTATGTACTTTTTGACCGTGTGATTTGTAAAATCGATCATGATCCCGTCGCTTCCGGTACGGTTTCCAAGCCACAGCTTGTGCGCGGAATCTTCAAAGATCTTCTGTATGAATGCGGGCGTCGTGTTTCCAAGTTCCAAAGTAGGGTTGCTTCCTTCAACATAAAGGCCCATTTTGTACGTCCCGTCCGTGTAAATCTCCATGCCGTTGGAAAGCATCTTCGCATAATCCTGTTTGCTCTCCTGCGCGTAGATCGTGCAGCCGACAATATCAATGGCACTGAGTGTGCCCGCCGTGATCTCGTCAGCGTTCAGATTCTTCACATCGATCTTGCTTGCGTCGATGGAGCCGATCTTCACGTTTCCCTGAATGTTCACGCCATCCTTGGAAAGCGTGATGGACGCGCCGTTTTCAGCCGCAGAATAGGATAACGTCAAACTGTTCAGATTCAGGTCTATCGCGCTCTGAACTTCCGCCGCGCCGACTTTCCCGCGAACAGCAAGGGAAATCTCCTCTGTAGTCTTGCGTATCTCAGAAACGGAAACAGCCGTCTTGCGTTCTTCCTTCGTCCTCCCCTGATACGGGTATTCGTGGTTGACCTCTGTATCTATCGGTGCTTCAATGCTGGCGCTCATGGAGACGCCAATTGTGAACACAGCAGATGCAACAATGGAATTCTTTCCATTCGGGCTTACGCTGTCTCCAAGCTCGATAGCCGGATTCAGCCTCGCCGTACCAGCAGAATATGGAAGATACGACACGCCACCAAGCAGGCTATTCACATAATCGCAAATTGCCTGCGTCGCATAGATACAGTCCGCTTGAATCTCATAGCCTGACGTGCCGGAAGAATACTGCGTATCCCCATCTGGATAAAGCGTGATCCTTCCAATCGTCACCATGTCGGAAAGCGCGTCGTAGGATGCGACGCGCGTCGTATCGACCGTAGACGGAGAAACAAGCCGTACAAGCCGAAGCTTGTTTTCTTCGGTAATGATGAAGTTGCCGCCGGACGCAGCCGCGATTCCAGAAAGCACCTCTCGCATCGTATAAAGCCCTACAGGGCTGTCAATGCTGTAGGGTGCAATCTGGTTGCGGCTGTCCGTTTCCACGCCGAGAGCCGCCGCGATGTACGCCACAGCGGCATCCATCGTCATAGAGCCTGCCGGACTTGGGAATTCCTGCTCTGCCGCAAGCATCCGGTCGTATGCCGTGATGGTCATAATGCCGTTTGCGGCGGTTTCTCTTGTGTCAATGTAGAACGTTCCGAATGGAATCCAGCCAGTCACGACCGAATACGCACCGGCCAGAATGTACCCATCGTCCGTTTTGATGATGTTCCCAGCCTCGTCCGTGACCAATGTGGTGGGCTCGTAGTTCGTGAGCCGGACATAGCATTCAATTTTTGCTGCCGTGGGAATCGTTCCTTCCGGCCTGAATACCATGTCCAGCATTGCGGACGTAGCCTGACCAATGGTCAGTTTGTCCATCATGGATTTCGTGATCTGCGCGGACTTGATAGACCCGTAGGTGTATGTGACCCCGTTTATGACGGCCTTGAATTCAGTTTTGTGGTCGATTTCAAAAACGTTGTTCCAGTTGCTCGGAACTGACTGCATGGTATCACCTACTTTTCAATGAGGGGGAACGTGATTCCGTCCCAATACTCGCGCCCGTCCGACTTCTTGATGCAGAAGGACGCAGGGTTGTTGTTGGAATACATCGTTTTTGTAACTGTGCCGCCCTCCTGCGGATCTGTGTACTGTACCTCGACAAAAACAGGCATGATCGCAGACAGAAGGTCGGAAGCCTCCGAAAGGAGCAGCGGGCGGCACGTAACGTCTAGCCTGACTTTCGTAGCGACGCGCGTTCGCTCCATATTGCCGTCCAGCATACGCCCAGTGTCTGGGGAGTCTACGTCGTTCCTCGTCCACTTGAAGCCACGGAACGCAATGTAATCCGTAATGTCTACTCCGTTTATCTTTACTGTCATAGTGCCTCCCTACACGCCGGACAGCGCCGCACCGTACATACGGTTTCTCCGATTCTGCCCCGCCGTGATCTCTCTGCCGTCGAGATAAACGCGCGTATCGCTCTTGCCAATTCCGGACACCAGCGGAGCCATCGCGCGGTACACGCCGTCGGACACTGCCTCAACGATCTGGTCATTATTCGCTACAGCCGTCCGTCCGCCGATAGAGCCGACAAACTCAGGCCCTGCCTCTCTCGCCATGAAGAGATCGCCGGAGGTAACAAAGCCGCCGGAAGCGAATCTGCCGACAGTGTGCGAGAACTTAGGCTTTACAACGTTGCTGGCAGCCGGAAGCTTTGTGCTGCTTCCGAAATCGAAAATGCTTGCGATTGACGCTTTTGCGTCAGATATCCATGGGACAATGCTGACAGCCCACCATGCCTTGATATCATCGAATACGCCCTTGATTTTATCCGGTATCGTGTTCCAGTCGAATTCTTTCCCGATTGAAGAATAGCCATCTGCAAGCATTGGAAGACCGACCGTTGCGCCGACGCCGGAAAATACGAGTACAGAACCAATCGCGATTTTGCCGACACTTTCTGCCGACCTCTTGATTTTCTCCCATGCTTTCGTCAGCCAAGCATTCACGGAATCCCAGTTGGCCGCAGTTACCGCACCATACCCGGTGATGCCAGCAATTATCAGTGCAATTCCAAGCGGAAGCCCGACACCCGTGAACACGAGAACTAGGCCAACCGCGAGAAGCAACGTGGAGCCTATCACAGCGATTTTCCCGAACACTCCCTGCAACTGATCCTTTATGTAATCCCAATTGACGGCGACTACGCCAGCCAGCCCGGCCGCACCGGCAATCATAAGTCCAATCCCAAGCGGGAGATTCGCACCGGAGAATGTAAGCACACAACCCAAAACAAGCAATCCGGCAGACACAGCAGCGAGGATTTTCCCGAGCGTCCCTTGCAATTGCTTTTTCATTCGCTCCCAGTCGAGTTTCGCCGCCGCTCCAAGAACCGCCGCGCCTGTCAGAATAAGGCCAATGCCAAGAGGAATATTCGCGCCGGAGAATGCAAGAATCACGCCAACAACAAGCACACCCGCACCGACGGCAATCATGATCTTCTCGATTGTATCTTTGACCTTTTCGGTCATTTCGTCCCAGTTCGCCGCAATTTCTTTCGCAAATAGATACGCGCCCGCAGCCATGAGGCCGAGGCCCAGCAGAATGTTTGCGCCAGAGAATGTAAGAATTGCACCGATAACGAACATCCCGAGTGCAGACGTCAGGATTCCGTATGCGGAAGTAACGAATTCCTGAATCCTTGTTAGGACTTCTGCAAATTTCTGTGCTTTTTCGCTGATCTGTGCTTCCTCGAACATATCCGAGTAGTCCGCGCCAACGGCTCCGCCGCCTCCACCCTTGTTTTCATCGTTCAGACGGTTGATCTCATCGAAGCCGAGCAGCGTCTTTTGCAGTTCCTTTGCTGCGCCGGATGCACTCTTGAGGCTCTTCGCATAGTCCACGGTGTTCTTTTTTGCCTTTGTGAATGTGCTTTGACCTCTCAGTGCTTGGAAGAACTGATTGACTGCATTTGCCGCCGTTATAAATGCGCTTGCAATTGTGTTAATAACGGGGAGCAACGCTGCAAGTGCAGGCATGACCGCCGCGCCAACGGAATTTTTGACCTGTAGCAATGTTGACGCATACTCGGACATGGTGGCGTTTGCGGCCGCCGCGTCTGTGCTGTTCAGGGCGGCGCTGTACTGCACGAGATTGTTCACGCCCTCTTTGCAGGCCGTAGATATTCCCTTGATCGCGGAACGAACTACGCGATACACAGCGATACGCCCAAGAGATTTTACCAATCCCTTTATCTGGCTCCCTATTGCAGAGAGTGGAAATATCGCCGCCTTCGCCGCGCCGATAACACCTTTATTTAATGCCTCCGAGAAAGCCTTGAAGTCAGATACGGACGTTCTCGCAGCGTCGCCAGCTTCCATGACCTGTTCCGTCACTTGCCCGACTTCAACTTCATCCGCCGCGCCCATTTGCACCGCCGCAGCTGGAGCATTTGCCGGAGTGCCGGTATTCCTCGGCCCATTCGCCGCGCCTGCTACAGCGTTCACGTTCTGTGCAGCCTCTCTAAGGTTTGAGAAGTCAATATCCGCAATGCCCTGTAGCGCCTGTAATGTCGTTGAAAGGCCGTCGTTCGCGCCCGTGACATTATTTATCGCCGTACCCAAACTCTTTATCTGGTTGACAGCGGCCTTTAATCCCGCGCCACCGGAAACAGATTGCTTCAACTGCGTCAGCGCCGAAACAAGTCCCTCTATTCCGCTCGAGGCGTCCGAAGCGCTTTTTTTAATCTCAATTTCAAGTGTTTCAACTGTTGCCACTCATATCACCACTTTTCTTTTTGAAATTCCGCTCCATATTCTTGAAGAATGCGATTGCCCTTTCTCTCTCACGCTTTACCCGTGCCGCCAGTTCTTCCGGCGTGTCCGGTGTGATCTTCCGGGGTTTGCTCGGATACTCGATAGGCTTTTTGCCTTTCCCGGCAAAGGCGTTGGCCAGCGCGATAGAAATAGCATCAAAAAAATAAACGCCTTGGAGCCACAATTCATAATTCTTGCTCTCAAGACGTAATCTGTCTGCTTCAATATAAGGCTTCATCTTGGCGGGATTCATATTCCAGAATCCCGCCTCGCTGATTCCGATCATGAGACATTGCGGAAGATACGTCTCAATGCATTCCTCACGAAAGGATGCGTAGTGCTTTTTTACGCAGTTTCCGTCTGGCCCTTGCTGTCCGCCGTTTCCGCTCTCTTGGACAGAGCCTGAAAAAAACCGCTTTCTTCGACGGCCTGACGGAGAACATCTGCAAGCTCCTCCATCGTACCGCCGTTCAAAATGTGCTTCTCGATCTCTTCTCCTGCCTGATCTGCCTTGACGCCCATACACATTGCCGCATAAGCGCGGATAAACATGATGGACTTCGCTTCGATATCGGACATGGGCACGCCCATATCCTCGAACTGACAGACCGTGTTGAAGGTGATCTCCTTTGTCGGATACCCCTTCCCGTTAATTACGATTCTCTCCTGCATGCACATTCCTCCATGAAATTAGGCACTTGCCGTCGGTTTTACTGCCGTGTCCCAGCCAATGTTTCCGTTCGGGGTGATATATGCCGTGTTCTCAAGAACACTGTCAACCTCCGCGCCGGCAAAGCCAAGCGGCGACGGGTTCCCCGTGAAGAAAAAAGCCTTGGTCAGGCCGGGAACGTAGAATTCCCACCACGTTTTCTTTCCGGCTTCCGCTGCGGTCTTATACTTGTCAACAATATCATCCCAAGTCGTTTGCAGATCGTTGGACATATTGAAGGTCACAGCCAGCGCCCCGCCGGGGTCTTTCAGACCGTCGATGTAGGTTTTCCATTCCGTCGCTTCGAGCGGCGTCGTTTCCAGCGTGGACGGCTCCGGATTCATGTCCGGGAGGCTCTTTGCGCCCTTGATCTGCGTGAAAGCCGCCGGCTTCGTCCCCGCGACTGTTTCGATAGCATAGCCAAGCAGAATTCCTGCCGTGCTGAGTTCAATTGCCATTTGGCTACCTCCTTAGAAGTCGTTTATTTTCGTCAACGACTGTCCGATACCGTGCGTTCATCCGGTAGATGGATGTTTCCGCGTTCGGCAATGTCCTGGGCTGCCTGCCCAGTCTGGCAAAACCCAGCGCTGACATTTTTTCGTCAATCGTCTGCATGATCTCTTTTGCCTGTGCTTTGCGCCCACTTTTAAGGTTACTGTATACGTTGACCTCATACATGAGCCGAGAGTGGTGTGAACCTTCCGTATCAAGCGCCGGAAGGTACGCTGCGTTGTCCTCTTCGATAATGCTGACAGCCGGGAAAAACTCAGGAGCGTGGACATACTCGCCAGTCACAAAAATGTCCCCGTATTTCGCTTCCAGCGTCGTTGCAACCGCATCGAACACATCTGTCTCAATATCAGGAACCACCTGTGAACACCTCCCGCGCTATCCGCAAAATCTCCTGCTGTAGTTCTTTCCCCGTCTGGTACATCGTCGCGGACGGCGGGTTGCCGTATGTATGCAATCCGCCCTTGTCCTTCGGCAGCCACCATCCCCTGGGGTCATCCCAATGGCCGTTTCCCGGATATGTTCCTGGCCCGTAGTTCATCGGGGCAGGATGCCCGTATCCGTATGTGACGCCGGAGCCGAATTCGATGAACAAGACTGCCTCGCCGGATGCAATGATGGAATAGCCATTCTCTATAGGCTCTACAGAGATAGAAACGTCATTGTCTCCCGTGTAGACCGCCCTTGAAAATCCGAGGGAGGCTTTTGTGGCTCCAATTTCGGCTAGTCGCCGTGTCACTTCATCGATTTTTCTGTCCCACTCAGCATTAAGTTTCCGGATATCCTTGATGGCCTTATTGATAGACGTGGGATTCAGCTCTATCGTGATCTTCTTCACGACACGGACACCTTCTTGATCGCAACCGTCGTGCTGTTGATGGACTTCGCCACCTTTACGACAACGTAGTCCCACGGGGTAGCCGTGGAGCCGTCAGCGGCGATCTCCGGCGCTTTCTCGATCCAGAGAACCGAAGACTCGTCCAGATCCAAATTCTTGTCACAGGTCGTTATCGCCCTGTCGTAGTCGGCATTGATCCCGAAGTGTTCATCGTCCAAGGAACCACGCGCGGCAGATACATTCGCTCTGGCCTCGATGGGATTTCCGTACTTTACCTTGTACTGCCCCGTCCGCTTCCCGCCGGAACGGATTTCCTCGTTCCCGGTATAGTTGGCGTACCAAAACCGTTTTTCATTGCGTCGGAGCGATCTCAATACGCCACCACCTTTGCGCATACGTTGTTCCGTATGTAAGAAACCATATCGGAGTATTTGAACACTCTGGAAATGCCGTTTTCACTGTGGGACGTCTGGTTTTCCGTGCCGATCAGGTTGTACCCGGCAATGACCGCCATGATCTCGACTGTATCGTAATCGGGAGAAATGGATTCAGCCCCAGACCATGACAGTATCTCGCTTTCAGCCATGGAAATGTACGCACCGATCAGCTCTTCGTTCCCGCTCTCTCCGAGAAGAAGCTCCACTCTCCTGATTTTTTCATCAAATGTCACGATGCGCACCTCCTGTTATCAGGCGATGGTAAACCAGCCCTTGGTCTTGGGGTTGTCGCCGGATGCGGGCGTGACCTTTACATAGCCAACGCCAGACTTCGCGTAGTAAGTCTTGCTGGCGTTCACGGTTTCCTCCGTTGCTGCGGTTGCGGTGCCCTTGAATACCTTGACGTCCTTGGTCTCGTCCGTCAGCGCTGCAAGGTAGTACTTGCGGGAGAAGATGTAGTTCTCGCGCTTGTTCGCCGCGTCCTCGGAGCGATTGTTCGCGATGTTCTGCTCGACCTCGACGCCCTTCTTGTTGAAGAGAGTGACGGCTTCCTTGGTCGCCACATAGACAGAGCCGGACGTTGCGTCCTTCTTGGTGTAAACGTTCACGCCTGCAACCGTACCGACATAGCCGTTTCTTGCAAACGACTCCACGTACTGGAGCGTATCCTTGAGTTCCTTCCGGAGTTCTGCAACATCGGCCGGGCTGACGAATGCAAAAATGCTCGCGCCCTCAAGGTTTTCAAGGTTGAGCATTGCCTGTGCGTCTGCAAATGCATCAAAGTTCAGTTTGGTGGCAAGGACGACCATAGTTGCCTTTGCAAACTCGCCGTAAACGTCCTTGTTTACAGTGTTGAACATATCGGAACCGGCGCGGCGCATACCGACGGGGACGATCATGGGGTCTTCCATTGCGTCCTCGTCGAGATACTTGAAGCGATTCTGCGCAAGAAGGATCTTGTATTCATCCTGCACATAGCTGACCTCGATTGTCTGAGTGTTGCCGACACCCTTTGCAAGCTTTTCCGTACCGGCGGTCGCGGAATAACGATTGACCTTTCTGGTCATACCGGCAGTTCCGGTCAGGTTGTTGTCAACCGTGCAGAACTGCTGGAGATCAAGGTGGGAATTGTACTGATCTTCGATCTCGTTCGAGAGGAAGAAATTGCTATAGGGCTTGTTCATAAATTAGTTACCTCCGTATAATTTTTCGTACTGCTCTGGGTTCTTCTGAGAGAACTCGAAGCGTTCAGCCACGCTCATCTTGCGTAGGCTGTCCAGTGTGACACCGGCATCCTTCCCTGCGGGCGGCTTCTGGCCCTTTGCGAGATTCCCCGCATCCGCTGCGGCTTTCAGTGCCTCGTTGTGCTTCTGCTGGTTGGCGAAAACAACGTCCATCTTGCCGTCAGCAAGGGCCGCCGCCGTATCTGTGGCAAGCTGCTCCGCATAGCCAAGCCCGAGGAACTTCGCCTTGTACTCGGAAACGACCTTCTCTTTTCTGAGTTTTTCAAGCTCTTCCATGATCCTCTTTTCGTTTGCCGTCCGCTCCGCTGCCGCCGCCTCGTCCTCGGTCATTTTCGATTTGAGCTGCTTGGACAGGTCTGCCGCCTCGGAAGCCTTGCGGTCGAACACGGCCTTTTCGACGTACTTCGACATATCGACCGGGTCGGCAAATTCCATGCCGGTAATTGCCTCTCTGGCCTCCTGCGGGAGTGCGTCGAAATTAGGGATTTTGCTGGTGTCGATTTTCATAATTCATTCTCCTTTGGGATTTAAGGCTTCTCTGCCTGTGTAAAGTGGGCTTTTGCGCTGATCTCCCAGCGTTTGGGTTTTCAGTTCTTCTCTGAACAAATCTGTGAATAAACAAAAAATGGCCGACAAGAAGGAAAACCCTCTCGTCGGCCATGCCTTGCCGCTTCCATCGGACATCATCTTACCGATGGGCCGATATTTAATTATCTGTCAGGCCGGTATTTCACCTTTCTGGACACGTCCACAACGACGATCCCGGCCTTTTCGTTCTTGATCTCGGCGATCCCGCCGTTTTTCAAAATCGCCTCTACGGCCGCTATGACTTTTTCGTCCAGCATAGGATCACCCCCTGACAGGTACAAGGATGCATCTGCATCCGTAGTGCTCTTTTGGCGGAACCTTGTCTATGTCGTAAACAACGCCGTCCCGTTTGCCGCAATCGTCGCAAACACGATCATCCTCCATCGTCACCCAGCGCACACGCTTTACGCCGCAGTCGCGGAACGCAGCCAGCATTGCAGCGTCACACGCGCCGATACCGTATTGAAGCGTCTGCGTCCACCAATAGTTCGCGGAGCGACGGATGTCGGTCTGAAAGTTCTCGCGGCTGTCAAACTCCCTATCCGTAAGAATGCACTCGTTGATCCGCATCCTGCGCCGCTCAACTTCTTTTTCGTAGATGTAGCGGGTCACCGGATTGTATTCCTGCAAGTAGCTTTCGACCCACTTCGCATCTATTTTTCGCCGTTTCCCGGCGAACCCGAGCTGCGACGCCTGACCGAAAGCGAACAGGTAAGCAAAATAGCCTCCGTCTAAATATAGCCGCTCGTTCCGCTGCGAAAGCCGCTTGTACATCTGAGCCGTGGCCTTGCGCGTGTTCAAAACGTTCAGCTCGTCGAATCCCATAAGAGAGAGCCGATTAAACTCCCTCCTGAGATTGTTCTTGACTGCCGGAAGCGCCTTGTCCAGTTTGCTGTAGATCGTCGTTTTCATCGCTGTCCACCTCTAGCGGCTCCCACTTCTTCATCTGCTCCTGATAGTACGATTCCGACATATTGAACGCCGACTGCGGGTCTGAGAACAGGCCGCAATGCTCGAATGCAAGAGCAGGATGGATGTGCGAATTATTGAGCATCGAAACAAGCACCTGTGACTTGCTCTGAATGTTATCGTAATTGTGCCGCGTGAACTTGATATCGACGTCTTTCAGCATGAGCGAAAGCCCGCCGGAACGCTTGATAATGGAAAGCGCGATTTTCAGGAACTCTCTTTCAGAACGCTTGAAGTTCGCCTCGTCGGATTTCGCTCTTGCCTCTGCCGTAGACCATCCGTCACGGACAATGACCGCTGCTCCGGTATCGCTTGTGCTTGTTCCGCCGTTCCTATTCGGCATACCGACGATTTCAAGCACCTTCTGGTACAGATCGTCAATGAGCGTCTGCGTCTGCGTCTGGTTTAGCTGCTCGTTAAGGACTTTGATGTCGGCCTTGTTCTCTCCAAAGGATTTCAGGATGATAAGCCCAGCATCCCGGAGGTTTTTTGCCTTGTCCTCGTCGATCTCGGCATTATAAAGCACCATAAGCGACTGAATGAACTGGTCTACGCCGTCAAGCCTATCGCTCTGCGTGTCGTTGATCGCGTCCAGAAGTGGAAGTACGATCTCAAACGCACCCTGTCTGGCGTTATTCAGGACATATTCCACGACCGGGATGTACCCGACTGTGTTCTTCTCATGCTTCACAATCCGTCCTGTACCGTTTACGCCGTCGCTCTCGATCTCAAAATACTCCGAACCTGTCCAAACGCTGAAAACGACCGTCAAATCGTCCTTCTTGACGTACTTTACGCCCATGACAGGCTTTTCCCCGATCCCGGAGTAATGCACGACAAATGCGCCGCGCGGGTCTAGGCAGTGGACAGTGAATGGCGTATCGTCTCCGAGGTCTGGCTTCTCGCCGACAGAGAGGGCCGGAACCGCTTTCCCGAGAATCGCAGCGTCGTTCGGAAGCACAAGCCTGTAGCCTACACCACAAATGTAGAGCCATTCCGCAATGTCGTTGTCCACGCAAGCCTTGCTGCAAAGCTCCATAATGTCGTTCAGCTCGCCAACTTCTTTGCTCGTATCTGTGTCGGAGCGGCTTACATACTGGATCGGCTCGCCGAGCAGATAGCCCGTCTTGAATGAAACGATCTCATTCGCGATGTTCTCAACGATTTTATTGCAGATTTCAGGACGAATTTCCTTTTTCCTCTGTAAAACAGGCTGCTGCCCCTTGAAGTAGTTGTACAGGTACTCGATATCCCCGTAATTGGAGATATGGTCGTTCATTGCAGATTCCAGCACTGTCAAAACATTGCTTTCGTCTACATATTCAACGTCGGTTTTGATTTTCGTGCGTCCAAACTGCATAGGATACCCCTTTTCGTTGGTGGGCCGTCTCGGAGTCGAACCGAGATGTTACCGGTTATGAGCCGGTCGCTCTAGCCATTTGAGATAACGGCCCGTCGTTTCCGGCTTGACGTACCGGACGCAAGGCCATGCGCGCTGGCCAACGGGCAGTTCTTTGCGGCATCCTGCTGCTTCCGCTTCACACCGGATTCCGGTGCGGTCGGTTTTGTCAGTTCGGCTTCTCAAGTGACTTCATCCGGACCTGCCACGCGTTGGCTTTCTCCGGCAAGCTGAACGATTTGCATCTTGAAAATGCGCGGCGCTCTACGAAAACCTTAGTCACACGATTTTTACGACGGTGCGGCGTGACCGAATCGAACGGCCTTGGGGCAGCTGCTCGTAACTGCCCTTTGCCAAATGCCGCATGATTTCATTCAGAATGACTATCTGTGCGCAGTTCGGCGGCGTGTATTCCCTGCGCGTCACCGTCACCGAGGCGGACACGAATTTTTGCGGTACAGCGGTATTTGCAGGTTTTCCAGTCCGCGAGGCTGCACGACTCGAAGATGCAGGGTGATCCGGCGTACTCCGGATTGTCGCAGAATTCGTGGATCAGCTCCGGATACAGAGCTTTCATCGCGAAAAGAAGCCGCGCCCCTTCGGGACCGACAATCATAGGATTTCCTTCCGGTGCGTAGTGCCGAATCTGAACCGGAATCTCATCCCTCGTTTCGTAGTAGTTGACAGAAACCGGGCGCGATGCACTGTCTACAACAACGTAGACATTTTTCGTGCCGTTGGTGAGATAGCGAATGTCCAAGCTCATTTATTTTCCTCCTTGCTTTGTTTTCTTGGTTTTGTACAGCCTGCCTCCCGGCTCCGGAGCCGCCCGGATTCATCCGCCGTATGGCGGGACATGAAGGGCTTGAACCTCCGACAGGCGGATTAACAGTCCGCTGCTCTCCCAACTGAGCTAATGTCCCGTATGTTCTGCTCTCGCCTTGACACCCGGACGAGCCGGATGCCAAGGAGGAAAGTAATGAAACATGGCCGTGCCAAGGCCGAAGCAGAACTCTTTACATAGATAATAGCACAGGATCACGTGAAAACGTCTGTTTTCGTACACTTTCAACGAAAATAGCGCACACAAACGTGCATCAATTTAGAACGTTCGGCGTTTGATCTCGATTTGCGCAGAGCCATGATACAATTCGTCGGCTAACATTGCCAAACTATCCGGCGCGTCGTCGTGCACGTTCTTACCTGTCTGTGAGAAGGTACACACTTCGCGCATAAACTCGTCGTATTCCGGTGTTCTGTGTTCTTTGTCGATGAAATAGAACTTCTTGATTTCCGGGGAGTACTGAATAATCCGCCCGAGCTTGCTTTGATTGTTTGGCGCTCTCTGAGAAGTGATATTTGTTGTCACCCCAATCCCTCGAAGCAGTCTATCAACAGTCGAAGCATATTCTCCGCCGCCGTTGTTCGCCTCGAAGCGCTCCTTGTGCGGCTTGTGCTCCTTCGTCCGGTTGGCTACAAGAGGCTGCGTAACGTCCTTCGCGCCCTTGCTGAAAATAACGTCGTGAATATAAACGCTGCCGTCCGCCGCTACATACGCAAAGGGCATTGCAAGGCTGTCACCGCCGCCCCACGCCACGTCGCACACAGCGACTTTATAGAAATCGTCTTCCGGCAAAACGCCGTTGTAATACCGAAGGGACTCCGCAGGGAACAAAAGGCCCTCACGAACATAAGGTTTACCCTGATACTTCGCACACCACGTCGCATCGTCGATGCTGGCCTTCATGTCCTTGTAGTACTCCGTAGAGAAACCAAGCCCGTATTGGTAGTTGAAATTCGACTCTCCCTTTTCGTTCAGGGCCGGAATCACGCGGAATCGATATCGCGGGTTTCCTTCGTACTGTTCCTGAATCCTTCCCAGCGGATCGGCAACGTTCCACCGTGTACCGACCATCAGCTCGAAAGCCCCGTCTTTTTTTCTGTCTTTGAGCTGATTCAAATACGCATCGTATTTTGCTTGCAGCCGTACAGGGTTCAAGGACTCTTCCAAATCCTCTATCAGGTCGTCCACATACAAGCATCCGCCCGTTCCAACTTCGACTGCGCCGGTCAGTGTTCCGCCGACAGACCGCGCCGTGAACGTTGGGAAGCGCTTCTTCCGCTCCAGGTCAATCGTCTCGTTCTTTGCGGAATTATCCACGACCTTAACATCCGGGAACACGTCAGCCCAAGAGTACGTTTCCGCGTCCGTCAGGATGTTCATTGTCTCTCTGTAGAACCCGTCCGTCAGCTTATCCGAGTGCCCTGACATGACATTCGCAACTTCCGGTCTCTTCCCCATGATCCACGTCATGAAAAAAATGCAGAGCGTAGACTTCCCAACTCGCGGAGGCAAAGACACCCCGAGAAAATCCAACTCCCCGTCGTTCAGTTCCTGCAAGTCCTGTACAAGTGGCCGGAGCGTCGCCCTTCTCGGAACATAAAACCGTTTCGTCTTGTCCCTGTTCCATTCCAGATATACGCAGTAAGAATCGAAGTCATCTTTCGCAGCCAAGAGATACGTCTTTTTGTTTATTTCGAAAAATTTGAGAACTGCATTCGCATCTTCCGTTTCTTTTACCTTCAAGGCAGTTGCGTTTCTCAACCACAAATCATGTTTGAACGCGTGCTCCCTATCTGCCTCCCACATTGCCCTGACAATGTCGAAGTAGTCCCCATACGCCGCGCTATCCTCCGGTCTCGACTCGATGAATCGCCTGATCCTGCTTAACGTCTCTTCGTACATCCTTCTCCTCCAAAAGCAAACGGGCCGACGCTTACAACGTCAGCCCTTCTTTGCTGCTTACACCGAACCCCTTATCGGTGCGGCGTGTATTCAATTCGGTTGAAAGTAAATGCCTTTTTTACATTTTCCGTGGTAAAAGCGTTCACCGGGCCGAGGCTGGGGACCCCGTTTCCCCCTCCGGTATGCACCTCCACGGCCTGTATAATATGCGTTTCATGCATTGCATACGTGCATAACGTTCACGCTTCAATGGTTTTCAGTGTGTTTTCGTAACTTTCCGAAGATATTCAACGCAACAAAATAGATATTTGGTGGCGTTACTTATCCGGCATATCCGGCACGGGGGCCACTTCCGGCAGTGCGTCCCTGTACTTGTCTGCAATCTCAGTAGGGGAAGCCCCATTATCTAGCGGGTTATTCGGAGTAACAACAACATCTTGTGTATCTTTGTACCCGAACATATTCTTACCAATGAAAATGCCGGACGCCGGGTTTATCTTGCCGGACTGCATCCAATCATTCCAAAGAGACTCAAGCACAAACATAGCCTTTTTTATCACCGGTAGGTGCGTTGTGCTCCTGTAGTCCCCTGCTCTCCATTTGCGGATAGTAGTGGCGTCCACGCCTAGCCATAGCCCCATCCCGGGAACGCTTGGCTTTGCGTCCTGATTGATGCAGAATTCGAAATATTCTTGGATACGGTGCTCGACCTGCTTGGGATTGCTAATATCGATCGGCGGCAAGTCCCACGCAACCATAGCATTTCGAAGATATCGGGCATTGTCTCCCGGCTCTATGTACTCTTGGCCGAAGTTGGCAAGATCGGGCCTGTTGCGCTTGCGCTTAGGCTTTGCGATCTCTGTTGATTGCTCCTTGGCTGCGGTTGCCTTTGGCATGAACTCACCCCGTAAAAATCAAAATTGCGCTTTTGCGTCGGCTGCGCGTGCGCAAGCTAGCTTGCGGCTGCGCTGCTAGCAAAAGCATAACATTTTTTGCACGGGAAAATCAAGGCTTTGGGGCGTGACGCAGGGAAGTTGTGCCCGTTTGCGTGCATCACTTTGCGCCGTGCGCGGCTCCGTTGCGAGATCGTCGGCGGAATCGTGGCGGATATGGGAGTTTTGCGCAGGGGCGCGTATATTACAAGAGCGGTGCATACTCGAATTGAAAGGAGTACACAACGCGCGTACATTGTGCGCCGCTGTGGTTCATCCGGTGCGCTGGGGGCTCTCAGACATGCGAGCCGCTGGCGCTCCCGCATTGCGAAGATAGATACTGCACAGGATAGCAAGAACACAGGCCGCCGTTAATCGGTAGTCGGTGCTTTGCTCATTCTCTCTTTGATTGCGGCCTTTATGTATTGGTTTACCCGCTCGCCTCGCGCATCGGCTGCGGCCTTGAGCTGCTCATACTCTGTAATTTGCATATCCAGCGGAACGCGCTTAATATGCGCCGCTCTGTACTTGTCCGCCGCTTTTTTGCCTGCCTCCGTGTATGCCATCTTGTCGCCTCCTTCGTGGTAGATTGTAGCACACTAGCCCGCCGTGCGTACATATATAATATTGCATAAAATGTGTACGCATATTTTGTGTAATATTTAGTGCTTCCCCCTGTTGACATATATGTGTACGTATATTATAATAAGCATGTAAACAAGAGATACCAAACGCCCCGCATAATCTTAAATCAGGAGGGACAAGCAATGAAAATCATTAACAACTGTGAAGAGTTCCGCGTGATCGACCTTTTGAACCAGTATGACGATCTCTGCTTTGAAGGCCTGAACATCTCGGCCCATCCGTACCGCAACAGCCTTGTTATTATCGACTTGGCGAACGCGATGCAGAACGGCAAGACCTGCACGCGCTGGCTTTTCTCGGTCAGCCCGTGGAAGATGGACGCAGACCGCCTCTGCATGACTGAATATGTAGAGATGGCCGCGCCGGAGTGCGGCACCCTCGCGGAGCTTGTCGAATGGCTTCGCGCCGGGAAGCCTATGCGCGAGGTGGACGGCCTGACGGTCTCGGCAGGGACACAGCCGGGAAACCGGACGTTTTCGCCCTTCGCTCCCGTGAAACCCGTGAAACTGGGAGACCGACTGAACGCCGGGGCGGTTGCAAAAGCCATTCGCGCCGGGCAGATCGTCGCAGGCCGCACCGATGGCAGATACACGGACGACTACGCATTTGACGCGGCTACAGACTTCGGACGTGGAGAGATCGACGTGCAGGCGTTCGCGCAGGACATCTACGAGAACCCGCGCGGCTGGCGCTTCTGGTGGCACGACGACACGCGGCGCGAGATCGTCGCAGCGTGCCACACGTTCGACTATAAAACGCTTTCTGTTGCGGGCTGACCGCCACAGGATGAACGGAACTTATTTCTTCGATGGAGGGAAAACAGCATGAAAATTACAAGCATGGGCGGGCAAGTTCCCGCCCTGTTCGCCGATATGCTTAACCAGCCGCATTTGCTAATTGCTGGCGCGTCCGGCTCCGGTAAATCCGTTTTGCTTAATGGACTGGTGTGCGCTATCCTGCGCCATCATCCAAACCAGATGCAAATGATTCTTATCGATCCGAAGCGGACAGAGCTTAACGAATATGCCGCGATGCCGCACACACTGCGTCACGCCACGGAACACGGCGACATCATAGCGGCGCTTGATTATGCGATGGGCATTGTAAACGCCCGCTACAAGGACATGCAACGGCGCAGGATGCGCACATACGACGGCGCGAACGTGTATGTCATCATCGAAGAGTTCGCCGACCTCATGACCACGGCAAAGAAAGAGACATTGCCGACCGTTCAGCGCCTTTGCCAGATCGGGCGCGCCGCAAACGTGCATGTTATTCTTGTTACGCAATGCCCGCTTGCAACGATCATCCCGACGGCGGTTAAAGTCAATTTTACGGCCATTTGCGGCCTGCACACCGCGACACGGCAGCAAAGCCGGAATATCTTAGATATGCCCGGCTTGGAGCAGCTCCCGAGATACGGACAGTGTATCTATCAAACGCCCGCCGGAGTTTGGCGGTATGATGTCCCTTATACCGGATGCGACGAGATCGAAGCGGTCACGACGTTTTACCGGAAGCAACGCTCATTTCTGCAAAGAGTCTTTGCGAGATAAGATAACCCCGCCCACATCGGGCGGGGTTCTTTTTCTGCGGTATCGCAAAAGTTTATTCCGTGTCTCCGCTATCTTCTCTTTCTTCTTTGTTCTTCCCGTTTTTCTGCAATGACGCCCGCAGAAACGCAGTTATCAGGATGTTCGCCTGTTCTTCTGTTGCGCCCGCGTTTATCGTAGCTTTGTAAAACAGCAGCGACATTTCTGCAAGCGCTCCAACGGCGTCAATGAGTTCGCCCATCATATCCGAATCCCCTTTATAAATTTGTCGTAGTACGTCGTAGCTACCGCCATAGCCGCCCACATGTCGGCGGAGAAGCCGAAGAAAAAGCCCGGCTGTTTCTTTGTGCCTTTCCCGAAGTTCGGCTGTCCGGGCGCGTAGCGGTCCGCCAGCGCCTGCCGGATGTTGCCATCCTTCGCCCTCGGCGAGCCGCACAGGCAAAGCTTTTCTTCCCGCCGGTAGATATACCCCATCCGGCGGAAGCCCCGCGTTAGCGCACGCTCCCAATATCGGCCTATCCATACGCACGTATCGAAGACTTCTGCACCGACCGCCATGCCCATTCCGGCGATCATCTCAATCGCAAAATCTGTTTCTGCGCTTTCTGCGATCTCGGAAATTATCCGCATCATTTCTGCGTTCTCTACCTTCCCGACACGAAGCACACGCCTGATTTCTGCCTCATCGTATTCGGCCAAGACATAGCCGCTTCTGACGTTGCCGGGGTCAATGGATAATATTTTCATCTTCAGCCTCTTTCTGCATCGCGTCAACACGCCGCTTAAGCCTTTCTGCGCGTCGCAGATGGTTTTCTGCCCGTGATATTATTCGCGTGACTGTAGACCTGTTTACGCCGTATCTGCGGGCTATTTCGCCGGTTCTGACGCCGCTCATGTAGAGCAGATAGAATTCCTCCTGCCTGTCCGTCATAGCAATTCCCCCAGCCCGAACATATTCCCTTCGCCGCAGAGGAACAGTAGCTTTACAAGGTCAACGAAAACGCGCGGATTCAGTCCGGTTTTTATCTCGATCATGCGCAAATGGTAATCAACGTCGCCCGGACTCAAAAAAATCTCTTCTGCGGTCTTTCTGCTGCTCATATTGCACTTCGCAAATACCGGTAGTATCTTCTTCTGCGTCCATGTAATGGCTTCCATTCCTTTCTGCACCGTCAAACCTCCTTGCATTCGTCCTTTCGCACGTTTACCCTATGCCCGTTTACGGAGACAACGTATCCGGTCGGCGCTCTGTGACATTCGTATTTCTCCGCAATATAGGTTTTGCCGAGAATTGGCCTGAAATCAGCGTAAATCGGAAGAACTTTGGTTATAATTACCTTAATGCCGTCCGTCCTTTTTGGTTTAGCAGCCGCACCGAGTTTTACGTGCTTTTTCTTCTGCGGGTCTCTGTATGCGTGATAACATTCCGGCGTACAAAATACACGTTTGCTTGTGTTTTTTGCCTTTCTCGTTATCAACTTCCCACAAGTCTGGCAATGCATTGTAATTTCAATCATTTTCCCGTCTCCTTTGCCTGTAAAAGAGTTTATTATACGCCTCGTAGCGTTCGTCGATATGCGTTGAGCTGACGATCCCACCCGTTTTCTCCATCAGCACATCAAAGTAGTTTTTGTCCTTCCCGCACGGATGCATTTCCGGACATCCCCCGCGATATATGCAGCTCGGGCAAAGCACATCCGCAATTTCCGGCTCGATCTCATGCAGCGCCGCCTTAAAGTCCTCGGCATACTGCCGCGTCTCTGGCGAGGACTGGCGGCACAAGCGCTTGCGCATGGTGTCAATGAGCGACTGCACATTTGCTTCGCCTGTGAAGTCAACAGGCGCGTCCTGTGGTAGTTTGTCTCTCGGTATCCCCGTCCGGTCTGAACGCTGGCTTTTGATGTACTTCTCAAATTTGTGACGGCTCCAATGCGTCGCCACCCAACTCTTGATGCCGTGCCATGTCCATTTTACGGAGATATCCCGGATCGGGCTGTGCTCCGCAATGAGAATTTTCCTTTTGAAATCCGCGCTTGGCTCATGGTCGAGCGGCGGCTTGCCGACCGTTGACCGGCAGTCGGAAGCGACTTCTACCCAGTCACCCTTTATTTTCAGGATTTCGGTCTTTCTGCCCATTCTCCGACGCCTCCTGTTCCATTTCCACGGCAAAGGCAACTCTGCAAAGCGCATGTGCCAAATGCTCATTTGTCTCGTCTCCGGCGAGCCAAGCGAACAGGTGCGTCAAAGCGCGGCCTACATGCTCCTTTGCCGGAATCAGTTTGTAATTGTTCTCTGGATAGTGATGCACCGCGTCCGACTCGTACCGCACCTGCGATAGCTTCAGCATTGCCATCGGTGGAAGCCATTCACTCTTGAATGGGCGGAAGGATTGTCTTCCGCCGTTCTTCTTCAACTCTTGCTCGTTCGTTATTTTCTCAAGGCTCATTTCATACGTCCTTTCTGTTCAAAACAGGCTTGTTTGTTCAGTATGCTCTGTTTCCTGACCTTCTGCAAAAATATTGCAGAGCATTTTTTCTTTGGCTTCCCTGTAAAAATTCCTGTCGATTTCAAAACCGAAAGCATTCCGGCCAATCTCCGAGGCAGCGCGGGCTTCCCTTCGTGCTTTGCCGCGTGATGGCAGAATTCCAGCTCCTGCGCGCTCTTTCCCAAGCCGAAGCTTTCAAAGAGCGCCCGCCGGCCGCCGCGCAGCGCCCAGCGCACCGCGTCCCTCTGATGCGGCTTCAGCGCCGGATTGATATCTTTCTCCGGAACGGAAAAGCCGCTCACCGGCGCCGTCTCGATTTTTGATTTCAGAAACTCCAAGTATTTGCTGTTCATCTTGTCTCCTATACAAACACAGTATCGTCCAAGACCTGTGAGTTGTCCGTGATTTTAACTTTCATATCGTCTGTCAGCGTAATAATGACTTCTGCCTTGGACGCTCCAAACGGAAGGAATCCCGATCTATACTCTTTGCAGACCATCCGTTCCCCATCTTCCATCGTGAACTTGTTCCCGCTTAAATCCTTGTACACGCAATCTGGATTGCACGTTGCGAGTTTTGCACATCTTCCGATAAATGTCGGAGACAGCTCTGCATACTTTGGGTACTCTTTCACGAAACGGTCATATTCCACGGGGAACAGTCTTTTGAATTGGTGCAGGAAATTCGGAACGATTACATCCGCATAGCCCTTGATGATGTCTCCGCACATATTGCGTGGTTTATATCCAAGTGCGTTGTCCAAATTGTCCGGTGTCAGCATTGGTCTGTCCACTAGTAAATGTTGATTTGTGAATATCGCCGTTGATGCGTTCAGTCGGCTTCCGTCCAATTTGAGGTCAATGTAAGGAAGATTCAGATACGCCATATCTCCAATGCGAATTACATACCAATAGGATGGATATCTGAGTTTGCGATATTCTGGCGAATGCCGCGCTGCGTCTGTCACAGTGTCATAGCGTTTGCTCTGTTTTGTGCCGCCATCCACTTTTTCAACTCTGCCAAGTTCACACCGTCGGTTGAACGGTATGGTAACGTTCAGGCATTTCCCTTCGTGGTATGCGGAGCATTCCTGCGTGTGATTGCAGTAGATATACTCCGCTCTGAGCCGTGCGCCGCGCGACCCGTCTCCATAAAGCGCAACGTTTATGAGCGGCATTTATTGTCCTCCTTTTCCAAGAGAGCAGAACCCGTCGTTTGGCATAACCAGATTGCTTGCAGAGCAAAAGCCACAGTTCACAAATATTCCACGGCTGGAAACTTCTACACGGCGGCCATCACAATCCCTGCACCGAGTGACCTGCACCGCATCCACTGCAGGCAGTCGGCTGATCTCAGCAAATGCCGCAGCATAGTCCCCAGATGTCCGGCGCACGATTTCGAGCGCGTCTTCCCTGTAAATCAGCTGCTTGTCCATCATGCTTCACCGTCCTTGATTTCAGCCAGCCAAAAATCACGGCGACAATCAGTGCATCCATATTTATTGCAATAACCATCATATATCTCGACATTTGCTATTTCTTTGTATAATTGACATGGATCAACGCCCGGTAGTCCGTCATCACCAATTTCTGCTTCTGGATATTGCTTCAAAAACTCGCTCTGTCTCGTTTTAACAGGATGCTCTTTTGCCCATTTCTCTACAGCCAATACTTGCCTGATTCGGTTATCTTCGCTGTCATCATCACAGCAATAAAACAGCGGACAACTCTCTCCGCAAACATTGTCATCACACAATTTTCTTCTTGCTCTTAAGAATTCAACAGCATCCATTTTCTTTCCTCCTAAATCCAGACCATATCGCATTTGTCGTCCTCTTTCGGCTTCCCATAGCTGCAAAAATCGAATGGATACGCCGATGGCAAAATCCCATGGTGGCGCGGATGTCCACAGTTGCCCGTTTCAGTCCGATGCTTACAGTCTTTGCACCGCACCACCGGCTCCATATCGGCAGCAAGCATATCCTGCAATTCAGATAAGCACCGCTGCACATCATTGTTGTCAATGACTCTCTGCGCAAGATTGTCGTCATTCAGGATAACCAGAGCATCAACAAGCGCTATCAAATCATCCATCGCCGTTCCCTCCATCCATCTTCACCCCACAGTTGGGGCAGTAATTGCCACCGCGAACATAGAACGCCATTGCATACGCCTCGTGGCCACATTGAGAGCACTTCACGAGTTCAAACCGCTCGGAGCATTCCTCATATCTACTATGCACCCACTGCCCATGTACCACCTCCACCACGTCGGCGGCGGGAGCATTTTTGAGCAGAAAAATGACTTTTTGAAGCAAGAACTCCGCTTCTCTCGTATACAAAGTCCCACTGTTCCGCTTGATCGCATCGATTGCGCCGGAACGTAGGATGTATTTATCACTCATTTGTGTCCTCCATCATCGCGCTACATCCCGCTCATTCGGTCACGCCTCCCGTATTTGTCCGATATTCTCCGTATCTGCAAAAATCACTCTCTGTTGGGCAATACATGCCGTGCTCCTCAGAGCAGATGACAATACCGTTTGCGTCGGTTCTCACCTTGTGTTTGCAGTCCCTGCACCGCACCACCTCCGCAACGTCGGCGGCGGGCACATCCGAGATGGATTGCAAGTTTTTTGCGCTGCACCCGTCCTGCATTAGTTTCATAAGCGCCGCTTCGCGGCTGATGTAATCAGTCATAATCCATATATCCCCTTACAATCCTGTTTTGCATTTCATACGGCAGTGCAAGCAGAGGCGTGCATCTACTCAGGATCTCTGCTTTCAAAAGCCGCTCCGCCTGCCTCTTGGTCAACTGCGGCTCTCGCTTCTTCGGCGGCAGCTCGCCATTCTTTGCCGCAATGGCCGTAGGATTATGTTTGTGCTGGCCCATCCGCCGCCCTCCTGTTCCACGCTTTTACAATGTCCTCTATCGCCGTTTCTTCTTCGTCATAGGTTATGGTGGACATAGAACATAAGCATTGATTGCATTGTATTGATGCTTCATACCCTTTTCTTGCTCTGTACGGTTCAAGAAGTGCTTCTCCGCCACAGAATGGACACGGTTTCAGTTCATCCATCCTTCTTGCCCTCCAATCCCCATTCCTTCAAAACCATATCCCTGCGCACCATGCAGGCGGCATCTGCCGGGAACTTGAACGTCTCGTCTGTGGAGCATCGTGCATAGTCTTTGCACCGGAAGCATTCGCCTAGGATTACGGCGGCCTGAACGCCCAGACCCTCAGCCTGCTTTTCAGGCGGCAAGCCCTCCATAAATGCGGTACAGTATGTTTCAGCCATCCTTCTTGTCCTCCATCGCCCGCTCGACCTCAATGCCGGTGAATCGTCGGCTGAAATGGTACCAGTTCGTCATACAGTCGCTTCCCGCATCGTCCGGCGTTGCATCCTCATAATCAAAGTAGATGTTGATAACATACAATCTCTTCATCACTTGGTTCAGGGCGTGGCGTACCATTGGCATCCTCTCCACACCGCAGCGCCTGCACGATTTCCTCACTTGTCATGGCGGCGCCTCCTCCTAAAATATTGCGCGATGCGCTCAAATACAGAAAGACGGTATGCGCCTGCGGCGGCCTGTCGAAGCTGAGTCCGAAGCTGATCATTTTTTCGATTCAGGGCCCCGATAGCATCGAATGCATCAATCATTAGCGCCCGCATGCACCTACTCTTTCCCCGATAAGCGCACTTGTCACAGCAAAATGTGGTATCGATACAGCGGTACAGCGACTCGCGGACAGTGCTGATTTTATTAGGCATGGCGATCTCCTTTCTCGCTGTTCCGGACGCGCTGGCAGTCCGGACAGATTTTTTGATTGGTGCAGCACCGCAGTGCCTTCACGATTTCCTTGTCTGTCATATATCCTCCATTCCTTCAAAAACCATCATCAATGCCTTAAAAATCGGGTATGCCTGCTGCGGCACTACGGCGTTTCCGAGGCATTTAAGTCTGTCCACCCTGGCGGGAATCCCATGAGCCACTCTACCCACGTCGGGTTCAGTTGCCCAGCAACGTCCGTCCGCAAGCTCCTGTGATTGTTTCCTCCGTGCGATCCCTGCGCATCCGCTGCGCAGGGCGTTGTCCACAAGCCTTTCGTCCGGGCTAACACCTGCTCCCGCAGAGTGCTCGCCCCCCCCCATGTACGCCCTGATTGCTCGTAAATGTCGTTTTCCCGGCTGCGAGCAGGTTGATCCTCTTTTCTGTTGCTATCGTGCAGCCAACCACCGTCGGTGTCGCCCACATCCGCGATTCCGACGAAGAACACTCTCGATCTTCTGTGCCAAGCTCCGACAGCCGCAGCCTCAAAATTAAACACGACGACGTGATAGCCAGCACGCTCCAGATCCTTGACCACCTGCCCGGCGGCAATCTTGATGATTCCAGGAACGTTCTCGCCGACAACGCAACGCGGGCGCAGCTCGGTGATAACTCGGAGCATCTCCGGCCAGAGGTATCGATCGTCCCCTTTGCCCTTTTGCTTTCCAGCCACGGAGAAGGGCTGGCATGGGAATCCGCCGGAAATAACGTCAACTGTTCGTAGGCCTGTCCGCTCATAGAATCTCTCCTTTGTCAGCGTCCTGATATCCCGCCAGCGCGGCACATCAGGCCAGTGCTTTTCCAGCACCTTCGTCGGGTAATCGGCAAACTCGCATTGCCCGACGGTCGTAAATCCTGCCCACTCGGCAGCCAGATCAAGCCCGCCGATCCCGGAAAACAGGCTCAGATGCGTCAGCATCGTGCCTCATCCCTCCCCGTCGTCAGCGCGAATGATCTCCGTTGTCTCTTGCAAATATGGATTTTTCATGGTATACTCTCCTTGTGCTTATAGTGTTATGGAGAAGTGTAGGCTTCTCTGCCCTCGTCCGGCTGCAACCGGGCTAGGGCATTTTTTTATCCGATCAGGAACTCCGGCTTATAGTGGAGCTTCATCGCCCTGGCGTTCTGGTGGTACTCCGGCGCGCTCCATTTGTAGCCCCAGTGCTTGGCCGCCGTAAAGATCGCGGCCAGCTCGTCTCCCGCGCGTACCGTAATGCTCTGATTGCGGTACACGACGGCGTAATAATTTTTCCCGGTATACCCGGCCTGCGCGATCACGCACGGCCTGCGCGGTGCCCGCTCTCCCGAGTAATCGGTGCTATTTTGCCGCATACAAATGCCCCTTCCTTACTTTCCTCCCGGCGTGCGCAATCTCCCGCTGCGCCACGAAATTCAGCTCCTGCGCGTGCTTCTCTGTGAGCTGCTTTTGATAGATGTGCTCCCGGATGGACTGATACAGCATCCATGAGCAGCACATCGCACTGCATCCCGGCGCGCGTCCCGGGCAGTCCCTCCCGCATGGAGGCGGGACCGGCTTTGTCTTTGGTGCGTACCGCATCATTCGTCCTCTGCCTCCTCCCACAAGTGCTGCATCCACGCCGCCAGCGTCAGCAGGCGCTTGCGCGTCTCCAGCAGCATCCCGACGGTCTCCCGGTCTATGCGCGGTTGACTGCTCAGTATCTCCGCGTCCTCCTGATCCTGTTCAGCGGCCCGTGTGGCCGCGTCGATCAGGTCGGCCATCTGCTCCGGCGTCAGCTCCACCGGAATTTTCCCGTTACTCGCCATCTTTCTCGCGCTCCGCGATCCGCATTGCCTCGCGTATCACATTCCCGCCATAGGCGTCCTTCGTCAGCTCAAAAAATGCCTCGCGCGTCATATCTGCGCTCAGGTCGATGCCGTGATCCTTCGCAAATGCCTTTCTCCCGGCCTCGCAGCTCCCTGTCAGCCGATGGTGCCAGTCGTACAGCATCATTACCGGATACGCCGTGTTCGGCTTGATCTCATCAAGGAACGCCGCAATCCGTTTCTCCTGCGGCATATCCTCAAATGCCTTATCCCGCGCAGACTCCACGGCGGCACGGGCCGTTTCCCCATGCGCAAAGAATCCATCTACTTTTGCCACAAAGCACGGCGTTAATGTTAAGTCCTCTTGCAGGATGTTGCCTTTTGCAATGTTTCCATGTACCGCCGTTATGATCGTCTGCACACCATCGATCATATGTACATCTTCTCCGTCGTACTTTTTAATGCCGGAGCCGGAGCCGTCGCCGTAGCCGTAGCCGGAGCCGTAGCCGGAGCCGCAGCCGGAGCCGTCGCCGGAGCCGTCGCCGGAGCCGTCGCCGGAGCTGGAATCTTTTTCTATGAAGTTTTTTACTTTTATCGTTTCCATTCTCGCACCCCATTGATGCTTTTAACTGCCCTCTCCGAGCACGGGATGATCTCAATAACCCCGAGCACCGTCATTCCCGGTACCGTTACCGTAAACTGGCAGTTTTTCGGTGCGTTCACCCCCTCCGTTGCGAGCTGGGACAAGCTCGCCGCTCCATCCCAATACCACAGCCTGCGGCAATCAACCAGATCGGCCTCGTCCCCTCTGCGCTCCGCGATCTTTGCGAAAAACACGCCCGCTTGTGCGCACCGAATGATGTAATACTGTTCCTTTTTGTTTTCCATTATTGGTCCCTCCTTAAATTTCGTTTTCCAGCAGCTTCGCTCGAAGCGCCTTGTTTTCTGCCTCCAGCTGCTCAATCCTGTCGGCTGCGTCCAGACCTACCTTATCAATGTCGCAGCTTGTCCATGTATCCGTTCCCAACTTCTCTTTGAGCCGCCCGTTCAGCTGTTCTTTCTTCCAGTATGGGCACTGCTCGCAGTTACTTGTATGGTCGCCCTGTGTGGATATGCACCGCAGCGCCCTGATAATATCCTCACAGCTCATACAGCACACTCCCCAGTACAGCGCTGATCGCCGCCGCTCCGCCGAAGGCCAGCGCCGCACCGGCCAGCTCCAAGGCCAGCAGCACCAGCGCCATGCCGGACAAAAACGCCCCTGCCAGCCAGCAGACGGAGAGCGCCGTCCGGCGTACCCGCTCTCTCTTTTCCCGCAGGCCGTCTCTCTCGGCTCTGCGTGCTTCCCATTCGCGCTCTCGCGCTCTCTGGTGATTGACTCCCGTGATAAACTCCACATCGCTCATGCTATCCTCTCCTTTCATCCTCCGAGGAACCGGATAAACGGCTCTCTCGGGATTTTCACCCTGTGTTCGCTTGTGCAGCAGACCGGGAATCCAAGCATCTCCGGTTTTTCCCGTGCCATGATTCGCAGCCAGTGTGGCGCGCAGCCGAGAAACCTCGACGCGACCACCGGCGTGATCGTTGGGCTGTCCATAGCCCGAAGCTCGTCAATGTTCGGCATATCCTCACGTCTCCTACTTCAAGTGGCGCTTACCGCGCCGTGTATCGCCTCTAGCCTTCGCCGCAAATCTGGATTGCGCTTGTGTCCATGCCCTCGCAAGGCGGCGTTTCTCGCCTTCCTCGACGCGCTTTTCGTACTCGGCAGTTTTGATCTTCGCATACTCGGCATATGCTGCACAGGTTTTGCGGCATTCCGCGCTCCGACCAGCGCAGTCTTGCTTGCAAGGACACCGTTCGTCAAATTGCCCGATTCTAACCATCCGGTAGCCCTCTTTCCATCATTTTTTGCATAGCACGGCGTTCAAAGACCCCCATTTCACTGCCGTGCTCAACGTATGTTGAATTTTTTCTTACAGAAACTGAACCCTTCGCGTTGCCGCCTTTGTCCTGTTCTTTTGCAAGCCAACGGACGATAAACGAGTTTATCCCGCGTTTTGTCTTTCTCCTGTCCGGATTTGCGTCAAGCCAGCCTTTCATGCCCCGAAGCTGCTGTATCACGTCTACAGCAGGGTACAAGCCCGCCCATTCTTGGCATTGCTCCACGGAAACGGGATATTCCGTTCCGTCATTCAGTGGTAGAACGATTGCTGGCGGCGCGGATGCCGCTTGCGGCTCCGTGCTACCTTCCGCATCTCGAATAGCGAATATCGAATTCGATTCTCGATTCTCGAATACGGGAACATTTGAAATCATTTGCTTGCATATGCTTGCATCCGCTTGCGAACTGCTTTCAGGTGCTGGATACTTGCTAACTTTCGCGCGCTGTGTCTGGTACTTGCCCCATGTTTGTAAACAAAGGAAGCGCTTACCCTCAAACACATACAGGGTAATCAATCCAGCGTTCGCCAATCCGTGAAGAGCAGTTTCCACCGTTTTCAGCGTGAGATTCTCTTTGAGCGGGAAGAGGCGGTTTTTCACGACCGCCGCTCTCCCATCGAAGCGTCCAAAATCGTCACAGTTCACAATAAGCCGATAGAACAGAACTTCTTCAAACCATGAAAGCTTGTCAACGCTTTCGCTCGTACAGACGCTTTCTCTAATGATTCTGTTCGGCATTTTTCATTCCTCAGAACGGGAGGTTCCCATCTTCTTCGTCGTTAGCAATCTCCGTGAAATCGCTCTTGGCTTCCTGCGAATCTCCGTCGCGTTTGGAGTCACCAAAATAAACGTGATCCGCGAGAATTTCAGCGCTACGGCGCTTGTTTCCCTCCTTGTCCGTCCAGCCGCGAATCTGCAAGCGGCCAGTGACTACGGCCATGCGGCCCTTCGTGAAGTATTTCTCGACGAATTCAGCGGTGCTTCGCCAGCAGACAACATCAATGAAATCTGTCTCTTTCTCCCCGCCCTGCGGCGCGTAGTCGCGCTCACAGGCAACGGCGAAAGATGCAACGGCAATGCCGCTTTCAGTGCGGCGAAGCTCCGGGTCTCGGGTCATGCGGCCCATGATCGTAATTGTATTAAGCATCAGAGCATCACCCGCACATTCCCGGAATCGATTTCCGATGCAAGCGCAGCTTCAAGATATGCTTTGATCGACTTTCGCGCCGCAAGCTTCCACATACCGCCGTCAGCTTCAGTGAAGGAGATTCCGCGCTCGTCAATACGGATCAGGAAAAGTCCGGCAGGCTGTTCTAGTTCTTGGAAAGTGCGGTACGGGCGCAGTTTTACAATCGGGCGAATGGTCGAGTTCTGTTGGAGGGAAACGCCGCGCTGCGTGACAATGGTCGTAGCTACGCCCGTATCGTTGTAAGTAACCTTTGCGCCAGTGGAAATCTGCGAAAGCAGCTGCAAGGTATACTCTCTATCCTCGGAGTCTTGAAAGCGTGTCTGCAATGCAACCGCCGCACGGTCAAACGGGAGTTTCATTTCCGCGTCCCAACCGGGAACGTCAGTCGCATTTACGCTGTAGACCGTCTGCCGCAGTTTCCGAAGATCCTCGTCTGGTTTCAGAAACGCTTCTGCACGCAAATGTGTAGGAACATTGATAAACACCTTGCCGTACATTGGGACTGCTTCTTCGCGCACCATAAGGGCAAGCGCGTCAAGGCTGTTCAGATCCTTGCATTCGGCACAGACCAGTTCCGGTAGAATCTGCTTTGCCTCACCATTGAGGCTGACCGTATAATGCGCGCCGTCGATTTCCGCGATTGTAGGGGCGGAAAGTTCCACGATTTTTTCAATAGCTTCCTTCAACATTTCGGTTTCTCCTTTCAAATTAAGCATTTCTTACGATTTTCAGCATGGGCGCGGGTTCCTGTTCAACCCCCAGAACATCAAGCTGCCCGGGAATATTCGGCACAAGCTCGACTGCGTGTACCTCGCCAAGGTCGTCGCCCGTGACGTAAAGCGCCGTCGCAACTGGGTTTGTCGGGCAAAGCGTGCTTTTCGCTGTAGCCGAAACGGATATTGTCTGGCGGTTATCGTCCGGGATGAACTCAATCTGTAACGAAAGTTTGCGCTTCGCTGCCGCCCGCGTGTTGGGATCAAGAATGTTGTCGATGATTTTCGCGATCTCATAGTCTGCACGCTCCATGATTGCACCGCGTGCAAGCTGGAGAATGCTCGCTTCTCTTTCTGCCATTGTGTTTACTCCTTCCTGTAAATCAATTTTTCCGCATTCCATTCGGGATATTTGCTTTTTAGATAATGCTCTATCGCGCTCTTAAACGGCTGCCGTAGGTAAGACTGATCGTAGAGAAAATGGCAGGTGTCGCACAGTGTTATGATGTTCTCGGCGATTCCAAGCCCACCGTGGGAGCGCGGTATGTAGTGGCACCACGGGCTTCCCGGTCTGCCACAAACGATGCAGTATCCGCCGTCACGCTCCATAACGGTCTCTTTTACAGAGGCTGGGATACTAGTTGCCTTTGTCTGTTTGTGCAGCTCTCTCACCCCATTCAATGTTAATCCGAGTCAGCTCGTCAGGCGTCAAGGTCTCGATTCCGAGGCTTTTCGCATCCTGCACAGCCATGTCGATAATCCGGCTCATTTGCTTCGCGTTGTATCGAGACGAGCCGTAATAGGCTCTTACAACAACGCCGTCACCGTCCTGCTGATAGTCAACTTCTTCGGTCGGCCAGCCTGTCCCGAGCATAGACCACGCCGTCCGGAACGTCGGCGCGTCCTCTCTTGTGAGGTGGAAGTCCTTAAATACGCCGACCGCCTTGATATAGTCGATGTATATGTCTTCTTTCGTCCGTCCGAGCTTGTCCGCGATCTGATCACAGAGCTGCCAGAAGTAGTTGTTTGAATCAAGACTACGCTTCTTGCGGAACTCCTTGATCTCCGCAACGTACTTCTTTCCGGGAATCATCGTTGACAGAAACATTTGTGCTTTCGCGGGGACGTCCGCGCGGATGCGAAGCCATGTCCCGGCGGAGTCCAGCGACCAATCGGCGGCGGTAAATGTGATCTCAGTCATTGCCTATGCCCTGCACAAGCTTCATGTAGCAATCCCAGCAGAGGCAACGCCCATATTTCTTCGTCGTGTTCTCTGCGATGGCCCATGCCGAATAGCTTTTGCCATTGAAAACGGACGGCTCAACAGGCTTGCCGCAGTCAGCGCATTTGAATCCAGGCTGGCGCTCCTGTTTTTTCGGTTTCTGCGCCGCTGGTTTCGGCGCGGGATTCTGCGTCGTATTCCCGAATGTGTAAACTGTTCGGCCCTTTGACGTGATCGTCAGTGTCTTGATACGTTCCGCTTCGTCGTATGTAATCTCCGAGACGTCGAAATGGTCAGAACACTGCCATTTCCCGGTTCGCTCGTTTTTGACGAGCCGAGAACAGTTCTCAGCGCCGATCCAGATAAGCGGGGCAGAATAAAGTTCTCGGCCAATGCCGTGTTTGAAACCAGCACGTTTGAATGCGTCGGATGCACGGCCTTTCTCAGCCTCCGTGTTGCTTTCAACGCCAGCGTCCCACTTCCATACGAGGTGTCCGTTGCTGAAATAGTCAACGCCGATCCCGCCGTATAGAACTCCAGCGACAAGCTTGAAGTCGTTTTCCCAATTCTGCGTTCCTACGGTCTCGTCAAGGAGATCCGCATCCGTTCGAGCCGTCTTGTAGAGCAGGATGGATGCTCCTTTTTCGTTGCACTGCGCAACTCGGCATTCGATTTCATCCGGTTTCAGTGTCCGAAACTGTTTCATTATTTCCCTCCAATTCCAAGCGGCAGTAATAACCTCTGCCAAATTCGTGAACGATGTATTCCCCGGTCAGTCTGCATTGTTTTCTAGAATAAGTTTCAAAAAATGGACAATATTGGCAGCAGATATGGTCCTTTTCGAAAAAAACGCTTACTCTCGTCTCCACGGGGACGTAAACATAGTCATTCGAGAGTTTTCCGGCCATATCCGAGAGCCTCCAAAATGTACCGCGTCCCGAGCTGATGAACTAGCAATGCGACGATTTGATTGTCTGGATCGTGGTTCTCCGTACCTGGGTCTGCCATGATTCCCTCGTCGCCTTGCCAGTAATACTCTCCGGGGTAAATCTCTACGCCGAAGATGTCATACGCGCATCTTGCCTGCTGCGGGTCCTTGGAATAATCAATCTCCATCGTCGGCCTCCAAACTGTATTCAGCATAATGCGTCGGTTCGCCAAAACGATTTTCGCCGGTTACGATTCGGCTCCTGATAGGGTATCCGGCACGGCGAAGGTCGCATATTCTAGCGCCCAGCCTGAGACAACCGTATTCCCGAATTGCATCCATCGGCGTAATCTTCCCGACTGTTTTCAGGTGTCGGAGCACCTTTTCAGCCTGCGTCATGAGTTGCAGCGCAAAACGCTATCAACCATCGGCTACCTCCCTGAACTCGCCAGCTACAAGTTCATACCATGTGTCTGGCTTGATTCTCACGCCATCAACGAATTCAGTCTTTACGCAAATAGGCACGAATCTTTGCTTTTTATCAGAGTACTTCCATTCCGAAAGCGTAACCCAACTTCCGATTTTTGCTTTCACTTTTGAGCTGTGCCCTGCGCAGCAAATAACTGAATCTTCTCCTGTGCTCTCAATCTTCGCGGCATAGCCAGAAGAGCCGATCTGCGCGGCATTGCCAGAAGAGCCGATCTGCGCGGCATCGCCAGAAGAGCCGATCTGCGCGGCATCGCCAGAAGAGCCGATCTGCGCGGCATAGCCAGAAGAGCCGATCTTCGCGGCATTGCCAGAAGAGCCGATCTTCGCGGCATTGCCAGAAGAGCCGATCTGCGCGGCATCGCCAGAAGAGCCGATCTGCGCGG